CATCGGCACAGAAACAAACCACTCTGTAAACGATATTGCTAGGATGATCGGAGGAAAGAGCGTACACATTCCTCCACGGGACGGAGAGGCTAGAGTAACTTTGTCCGATTGCACTAAGGCTAAAACTCACCTCGATTGGAACGCAAAGGTCCGCATTGATAATTGGATTTCAGAGAGATGTATTTTGACTCATGATCGCAACCCAAACTAAAGGAAAATGAAATGGAACATATCTATAACATGCCTAACTTCGGTGAAAACTGGTTCACATTCCCAAACCTTTACTCTTGGTTTGTTAAGGAACTACCAAACGGATCAAAGATGGTTGAGGTTGGATGTTGGAAAGGCAAGAGCGTTGCTTATCTTGGAGTAGAGATTATCAATTCTGGTAAAGACATCAAAGTAGATGCGGTGGACACATGGGCAGAAATGGAATCTGAATTGTATCACAAGACTGATGTCTATGTGAAGACAAACACCCTTTATCAGTTATTTTGTTCAAACATCTCTTCTGTTTCAAATGTAGTGACACCAGTAAGATTATCATCTCTAGAGGCAGTCAAGACATATAGACAATTCTTTGGATGTTGTGTTTATCGATGCGTGTCACGACTATAAGTGTGTAAAAGAAGATATTCTCGCTTGGTATCCGAAGGTTAAAGTGGGCGGGTATATTTCTGGTCACGACTATTCTTGGAGCGACGATGTTCGTAGAGCAGTAACCGAAACCCTTTCGAATCTAGGTAAGATTGACGAAACTGAAGGTTGTTTCGTAATGAAGAAGACATCATAAAATCTGATTGACTTTCATCGACAGGGCGTTACAATAAACCCAATGCCAAACGACAAGATCGAACTCGTTGTGCTGCGTAATCTGCTGTACAACGAGGAGTATGTTCGCCGTGTTCTTCCCTTTCTCAAGGGCGACTACTTTCACGACCCATGTGAGCGTAGGTTGTTTGAGAACATCGAATCATTCATTCAGAAGTACTCATCCTCTCCAACCACCGAAGCCCTGAACATCATTCTCTCCGAGCAGGATGGTGTGTCTCAGGGAGAGTACGATAACTGTGCCAAACTCATCGACACTTTGACTATGTCCAAAGATGTAGCCAATGAGATGGATTGGCTTATCGATCAGACCGAGAAGTTCTGTAAGGACAAGGCAGTCTATAATGCTTTGATGGAGTCCATTCAGTTATTGGACGAGAAGAAGGCGAAGGGCAAATCACGGAACGCTATTCCCGAGATCCTTACCAAGGCTTTGAGTGTGTCTTTCGATGCCAGTATCGGTCACGACTTCGTGGAAGATGCCGACAAACGGTTTGAGTTCTATCATAGAGTTGAGCAGAAGACTCCGTTTGATCTTGAGTTCCTCAACAAGATCACCAACGGTGGTGTTCCAAACAAGACCCTCAATGTCATTCTGGCGGGTACGGGCGTAGGCAAGAGCCTTTTCATGTGCCACCATGCCGCCAACTGCCTCACGATGAACAAGAATGTCCTGTACATCACCTGTGAGATGGCCGAGGAGCGCATTGCAGAACGCATCGATGCCAACTTGATGGACATTGCCGTAGATGAACTGAAGACCCTTCCCAAGGACATCTACGACCGTAAGTTGTCAAAGGTAACAGCAGGCATGACGGGCAAGTTGATCATCAAAGAGTATCCAACTGCCACAGCAAATGTAGATCACTTCCGCCATCTTCTAGACGAGTTGAAACTCAAGAAGAACTTTCTCCCCGATGTAGTGTTCATTGACTATCTGAACATCTGTGCATCAAGTAGATTCAAAGCGGGAGCAAATGTCAACTCATACACCTACATCAAAGCAATCGCAGAGGAGTTGCGAGGACTTGCGGTTCAGTCTGACTTTCCGATCTTTACCGCTACACAGACTAACAGGTCAGGGTTCTCAAACACAGATGTTGAGTTGACAGACACATCTGAGTCATTCGGTCTACCCGCAACAGCAGACTTGATGTTTGCAATCATCGCTACTGAACAACTTGACGAGGCGGGGCAGATCATGGTCAAGCAACTTAAGAATCGATACAACGACCCAACCATGCACAAGAGATTTGTCCTTGGCATCGATAGATCGAAGATGAAACTGTTCGATGTGGACAATGATGATCAAGCCCTATTTGAACAGATGGGAAAGAAGAGCAACGAAGATAATGACGATGACACTATGAGTAAGTTCAAGACAAAGAAGCCAAGACCTATTTCTGTCGAGAGATCTTTTTCGGAGTGGGAGTGATGCCATACAGAATTCACATCGACATTCCGATTGAAACTCTAACAGTTGAAGAGGCGCAAGTCATCGCTAAAGACATTCTCAACAAACTTGGAATCCTCAATACCGACAACGAACAACTTGCGGGAACGGGAGTAGAGATGAACTATAGACTAGGACACGATGATGATAGGCAGCGTTCGAACTATTTTGACTTGGATGAAAGGGGTCATTGCACCCACAAAAAAATCCGAGTCAAGTTTGGTGAATGAGGAATGTCCCTCATGTCCCAAGTGTGGCTGTGCTACCATTCGGTCACGGCAAGACTTATCGTTTGAGTTTGGAGGCAATGAAGAAATTCGAACAGAACCTTTAGTGTATGCGAAAGTTACTATGAACATCCCTGTGTTCCAGTGCATAAATCCTAGTTGTAGGAATGGAATGTACGGGAGAGAAGCAGACAAGATCATGGAGCCTATTCGAAAAGTATTGAGTGAGTATGCGCTAACAAAAGAATGAATATCATGTGCCGTGGGAGGTCAGCATCTCAGGTCGGCTTATACCCGAGCAACACAAGGGCAGCACTTGTACGGCATATTACCCCTCACGCACGGGCGCACACGCACACGCACGGGCGCACACGCACCCGCACACGGAGATTTAGGATAAATACTCGACTTACCACATAAGGAGTGGAAATGCTTTCATTTGGTCAATACAATAACGAGATCCTAAAGGAAGAGACTGCGAAAAACAAGCATCTTGATCATGTGGAGGATCTAATGATTCTGTATGGTCAAAAGGGACTTGATAACGCAATAGCATTTCTCAAAGACATCATCGAAAGCCTAAAGACAGGCAATACTAGTTTGGGCGTATCGACTAAGTGGGACGGAAAGCCTGCAATCGTCTGTGGTGAGAATCCTGATAACGGTAAGTTCTTTGTATCAACCAAGTCAGTATTCGGAACGAAGGAACAGAAAGCGTATCACACAGAAGCGGAGATCAAGAAGGCAGGGTTTCCTTCCGATCTAGCAGACAAAATGATTATGTGTCTGAAACTGCTTCCAAAGGTAGGAATCGGTAAGAGGATTCTCCAAGGTGACCTCATGTTCACTCAGGACATGAAGAAGACGATCAATATTCAGGGTGTGCCCCATATTGGGTTTCAGCCAAACACAATCATGTACACCGTCCCAAAAGACAGTCCAATAGGAAGTAAGGTTGGGTCAGCAAAACTTGGTATGGCTTTTCATACAGAGTATAAGGGGGACAGTCTAAAAACTTTGTCGGTGATATCCTATAATTTCAATTCGAAGGTCTTGAAGCAAATGCCCGATGTCTGGGTCACAGATCCAAACATCTACGACCTGTCTCCTGCCCTTATGAAGGGTGGGGAGTCGGATGTGGCTATCCGTATGCTGTCGGAGTGCGAAGCCTTGGCGAAGACAGTACGGCCATTCATCAAGACGCTAGTGGCACAGAAAGAACTCAATGATGACTATTTACTACCTTACATCAACAGTACCATAAACGGTGGATTGACCAACTTCAGCGCAGAAGGATGGAAACTGAATGTGAGGAGTAAGTTGGAAAAGGAGATAAATAAACTCAAGACCGAGAAAGGCAAAGCCGGTAAAACCCAAGTATTGAATAAGCACTTGGCTTTCATAGACGCATACACGAAACAGATTAATCAGATGTTCGAACTGCACAACAAGATCGCCAAAGTCAAAGAGATGCTTTTGGGCAAACTCTATGCCATCTCGACTCTTGGTCACTTCTTTATGGATGAGAATGGAATTCGACCGACTAATCCTGAAGGTATCGTCATCTATAGATCAGGATCGGTCATCAAACTCGTCAATCGTTTGGAATTCAGTAAGCAGAACAGAAAGATGAATCAGGGGTAACAGATGCTTAACTTCCGAGATCACACAAACGCAATCAGCGAAGCAAAGAAAGATAGTGTAGTCTTTGCATTCGGAAGA